GCTGTGGCATCTAGCACCACAGGTGGCCAGATACTAACACGCATCTGGCCACTTTGTAAACCATCAGGTTATTTCGCGCCCGCTAGACCGGATGGTCAGGGCGGTGGCAGCACTAGCAGTTGTGGAAATGAAACTGCCTGACTCAAGCACCTGGCCCACAAGTTCAGGAAAGGTGTAAGTTTCATCAGGTGCTATTGCGCGTGAATCAACGATGGTATTGGTAACCCCAGCAGTGCCGCCTGAAGCAACAAGATTCACGCTCAGGGTGACGTTGGCAGCACTTGTGTTGGTGGCGGTAAACTTATCGATCACGGCCCTGCAGTTTGTGGCAGTGTACTGAACTGTTGCCACATTTTCGGCTTGCTTTGATTGAATCAGGGTTTTGACGAGGACTGGCATTTAATTCTCCTTAGGTTGCTTGTGCACCACTTGCGATGATGGTCAGACCAGCGGATGCTGCCTGAACTTGAATTGTGTCACCTGCATTTAGCACCTCGATGCCGTTGTATTGCAGGGCGTTATTGGCCGGGACTGACACGTCGTACAGGAAGGCGTTTGCCGTTCCTGCCGCGCCTGCTGACGGAACCAGGAACACGCGAACATTGATTGCCGCACCTGTGGTGTTGGCGATACTGAACTCCTTAAGCAATGTGCGTGTGCTTGCAGGCGTGGTGTAAAGCGTTGTTACACCAGTCGTGATGGCCGCCTGGCCAAGTTTTGTTGGTACTATGTTTTGGTAGGCCATTACATGCTCATCCATTCAAGCACCTGCACAGCAGATGCGGGTTTGTTTTCCCAGCGCGCGTCTGTGGCGTCGTACACCAACAAGTCGAAGTCGCTCGGCCCTCCGCCGTTCAAGTATACGTCCTGCAAGTTGTTCAGTGACTCACTCAACTCCATGCGGACAAATATCGAACCAGAACCTCCGCCGTCAGCATTGACCACCACGGCCACCGGCACAGCGATGTTAGGAGCGGCTGGTTGGGCATTAGTCCAGGTGCCAGGCGCGGCAGGATCGAAGTACAACAAGTCACCGTCATTCCAGACTTCACCGTACGGGACGCCTGTCGTGTTGAAGCCGCGCACGAGGCCGAAGTTGGTCACGTAACCGAACGAATTGTCTTCAATATCCTGAGTGGTCACGCCCATCATATATTCTGACGGCACAGAACCGTCAGCAATGGCCAGTCCAAAGGTCAGCTTACCAGAAGCCCCAACTGTGCCGGTAAACATCACTGGCGTACCGTTAGGGATCAATGCCCCACTGGTGTTTTTAGAGTAGTAGTGCAACTCCTGTCCAACTTGCAACACACTTCCACCATACAACCCTACGTCCATTGTGCCGTCGTCGCGGTTCCATTGCACGCGGCGTGCTTGTGAAATATGAGGACCAATCTCTGGCAGGTCAATGTAGTCCGTCACTACCGAGTTGTTGTTCTGGATTACTGGAGCTGTGGCTATCATCTCTAACGCGTTGGCAATACGGCCGAGAGTGTCAAGAGCCTGTACAGCTTTCTGATCAGCCATACCACTATTGATAGCCGCATCTTGTGACAGTCTGATAATCTGAGCAAGTGCCTCATTGGCACTTGCGTCAGCATTACCAGCTTGGATGCTGATTCCTTGAGTATCAGTGGCTGGTGACACTTCATCGGCAACTTGAATGAGATTTTCAAATTGCTTAACTAGCTCATGGTTCTTAAGGAACGTGGCGAGCTGGTCGCGGGTGATATTAAGTTTTCGAGTCGCCATGATCAATACGCCAAAGGTTCAAGTTGTGCCTCGAGGCGCACAAAAGATAGGTGGGCTTGACTGTCACCACGGAAACGCTGCACGCGCCAGTTACGCATGTGACCTTGCTGGAACCACGCTAAACGCTTCTTCGTGCTACCAGTTGTGCCAACACGGATTGGGCGATCCTGGCTCCAAGACTGTCCATCGACAGAGTAGCTGGTGGTGATAACAGGATTGATGCCAACTGCAATGCGGCCAGTCAAAGCGACCAATTCAAGTTCGTTGAAAATAGCGCCACGACCTTCGTTGTAGACAACTAAGGTGCCAAACTCCCATCTAACAACTTGTCCCCAATGGCTGCTGGTGTCTTGAGACATGTAACCAATTGCTGAGGATTGAGGATCGCCAACTAGCCACTTACCATGAATCCAAACAAAGTTTCTGGCCCTGAACTGACTGAAACCTGAACCGCTCGTCGTAAGTGTAAACCAGACATGCTCCTCAAGGACGCCGGAAGCCGCGGCGTCATAAACCAGTGTGCGATCAGGTAGATGCACATACAAATGCTGATGACTCTTGTCATTTCGAGCTTCAAGCTTTGCGGTGGCAAGCTCAGTCTCACTGTACTGGAGCAGAATCTGGTCGATCTCTTGAGTGCTGATCTTGTTTGCAGTGGCATTGGCGCCAAGATAGATTCCTGGCTCTTCATTGCGCCCACTACCAAGAAAGGCAATGGTTTCAACAAACGCACAACAGGCAAATGTTCCAACTACGCCTTTTTGTATTTGTGCACCATCAATTCGTTGAAACGGAAAGAAGTCTCCGCCGATATTATCAAACACCTCTATGGTGTTGCGGTTTAGCGCATAAATTTCATTACGCAACTTCACAAGGGCGACGACAGGATCTGGGTCTGCTTCAGATGAACCGTACTTTAATGGGTTGACTTGTGTTGGGTCATTTAGTTCGGTGACCACCAGACTTTCTCCATCTGTAGTCATAAAGTAACCGTCAACCCAGACTAGATCAAGCACAGTCCCAAGGTCTGGGTCAGTCACTTGCGTAAGTGAACCGTTCCAGTAGTACAGTCGGCCGCCAGACGCGATGGCCAGGCGGTCAAAGCTGTAGTCAAACGACACAAGATTTGACGTGGGCCCTCCAACATCGCCAAGAATAGTAACAACTCCGGATTCAGAAACTCTAACAAGTTTAGTGCCCATGACGCGGTAGCAAATGCCATTCCAATTGATGCCGCCACGGTCAATGCCAGGCCCGGTTCCATTAGACACCAACCCGTCTGCCGGACGCAGGAAACCATTGCTGATGCCAGACTGCTTTGGCACCGGCACCATGTTGACTGGGTAACTCGTACGCAGTTCAGGTTCGCTGCCTGCGTAAATGCCGTTAAGGATTGGGATCTGCATTCAGGTCACCTTAAGCGATGCGGTACCAGCTATTTGTGGCCGCGTAGTAGCGAACGCGGAACGAACCGTTGGCGGCAAGAGTTGTGGGCGCGCCATAAGCATTTGCGGCACCGTTCAATGCCAGAGTGAAAGCGGTGATGATCTGGGTGGTTGTGACAAGCACCTCGGTTCCGTCAGGAGTCTGTGTGTTCAGTGGCAGCGTGACTGTGCCGGCGGCGAGTGTGCCCGCCGGTTGAAGTATCAACCATTGTTGCTCACTTACTGGAGTCTGGACTGCCACATTGAAGCCGGTGCCGGGCGTAGACAACTGAGTGCTGAGTGTTGGCGAAGCAAACTGCTGTTGGAAATAGGCAAGAAGCTGGCCAATTGAGACCTTGCGCGCGTCGCCGTTGTTTGGCACGTAGACAGGAAGCAGGTCGCCGCTTGAAAGCTGGCTAAGGCCAGAGAGTTGATTGATGTTTGGCATGGTGCCTCCTCAGTTGAATTCGATTGGTCCGTCTTGGCCAGCAAGGACTGGGTCCGTCGGTGGGCGCAAGAATGGGTCGTCGTACGTACGCCACGGCTTATTGCCAGCACCTGAAGGCATCGTGCCTGGGAACTGCTGCCCAGGCGGAAACGCTGCGCGCGACATCAATGTATCGTACGTGGTTTTGGCAATGCCCTTTGCGTCAGGTGACACAGTCTTGCCAAAACTAGGTGCCAGACGAACACCAAGATTCGTGTAGATGGCCTCGTTGGCTGAGTCGGGCACATTGGTCTGCTCATCAAGATCGCTGTCACCAGGAGACGATGGGATGGGATAGCCTAGGCGGATGCCCTTGGCGTTCCACGACGCCATCATGGAGTCCAGTCGGCGAAGGGCACTCTGAAGCTGCTCAGGAGTCAGGTCGAAGACGTAAGCCGCCAACCCGATTTCCTCGAAGGCCTGTGTGACGAATTGGCGCTTAGTCCAGCCCATGATTACTCCTTGGCGAGTGCTGCAGTGATTGCGGCGCTGAGTTCAGCGTCGGTCGTCTTCTTGTCGAACTTGATGGCCAGCTCCTTGGCTTTGGTCTCGAGTTCTTTGCGGGTCGGAGGAGCAGTGTCGTCAGACTTTGCCACTTCAACAGGCTTGTCCTGGGCATCAATGGCCTCAGGCAAAGTGGCAAACCAACCATCGGCCAGCTTGGAGTCAAGGTCGGTCTGGCCGTTGACTGCAGCGTAGTCGTACGTGCCGCCAGCGCGGGAGTGTGGGCCTTTGCCCTTGTAGACGAGCGTGGGGAACTGGTCGTCGGCAGTTTGAACTTGTTCGGTCATTTCTTCGCACCTTTCTTGGGGTTGGCAGAGGCTTTAGCCTTCTTCGCCACGCTCAGTGCGATGGCGACAGCCTGCTTCTGAGGCTTGCCTGATTTCATTTCGCGCCGGATGTTTTCCGACACGGACTTTTTGCTGTAACCTTGCTTGAGTGGCATGCTAGTCTCCTGAAGGTTGAAGAAAGGGGCCGAAGCCCCTTCCCTCAATCAGCTTAGGTTTGGCTGAACATCATCAAGCCGGCCATTTCAGGCTGCTTGCAGACCACACCGAAGAGAGTGTCCAAGCGGTACTTGGTCTTCATCGTGTCGATGTCGTAGAACTTCTGCATGACCAGCTCGATGCCCTGATCGGTGGAGGCGCGCATCACTGCGGTGCCAGCATCGGACGGAACGGCGTAGCGGCCGGGCAGAATTTCCAGGGCGTCTTTCTGCCAGAACGGGTTGGCGTAAGCCGACACGGTGTTCAGGAAGACGATTGCCGAGGCAGCAGCCTTGGTGTTCACCACGCAGTTCTGGTACTGAGCAGCTGCGTCGTTGGCCACCTGGTTGCTGATGATCGGAGGGCTGATAACCAAAGTCGTGCCGCCAGCAGGTACGCTGATGACGCGGAAGGTTTTCAGCTGACCGGTATCGCCCTTGGTGATGTGGTGCACAGCATTCACACAGCGATCGTGAAGGCGTCACCAGCAGCCACACCTGCCGAGGTCGACACGGTGATGGTCTGATAGCGGTTGTCAACGTTGATCTTGCCGCCAACCGAGGTGCTGGTGGCTTGCGGGATGTAGTAGTTGACAGCAGCGTCGCGCGTGTCGATCGTGATACCAGCACCACCAGCAGCCGCGGCTTGGCGGTTTGCGTAGTCGAGCTTGTACGTGTCAAACGAAGCGATCATGCCCACGTAGGCGCGGCGGTAAGCTTCTTTGGGCATGTCAGTGATGTTCTGACGACCAGCCAAGTTGCTTGCCATGCCGTTGTAGTCACGAGTGCTCAACGCCAGGTAACGGTCGAACGAAGGCACGCCCTGCTCGTTGAAGATGGCTTCGCACTGAGCGACGTCATCAAAGCCGGTGGCAGCAGCCGAACGCTTCACAAACAGGGTGCCTTGAGCGGACGCCACGTTCATGAGTGCCACGTTGATGTCACTGGCCAGCTTCTGCTTGGCGCTGTCACCCAGACGGTTTTCTTGCAGCGCGTCACGCAACTCTTTGGCGTTCAGGGTCCACGGCACAGTCTTGCTGAAACCGATGGTGGCCGGCACAGACAGCTGAGTCATGTTCTTGTACGACGCGGAGATGTCCGTGCCAGGTGCACCGTCGATCGACGTGGCGATGTACGGCTGTGGACGCCAGATGATGTCGTTGGTACGCTCCATCATCGTGGAGTCAGTCGCGTAGGTAGCGACGTTGCGGCTCAGGACCAAGGCGTCGTTGAAGCCTTCGAGGATGTCTTCAAACGCGACGCGTTCTTCTTTGGAAAATGCATTTGCCATGATTGGCTCCTATTTCAATGGGTTTACTTGGCCGCTTGCTTCGACTTCTTGTACTGAAGGACTTTGGTGAAGTCTCCAGACTTTGCCGCCTCAGCGCGCAGCCGCTCGAGGGTTGAGTCCACAGTCCCAGACTTGTTGCCAGTTCCCTGGACAGTGCGTTCCGGTGCCGTGGCTGCTTTGCGTTGCGTAACTTTCAATTGGGTCTCCAGTTTAGCCACCGCGAAAGCAAATTTCACGGGGTCGGTGATGGTCGAGATTTCCTTGGCCTTCTTCGGGTTTTTGCCCAGCGCGTAGATAACCAGTGCGGGGTTCTCAGCTCCTTGCAGCACGATGCCTTGCTGGGTGACGTTGAAAACGTCCTGGGCTACTGCCTCAGCGTCATCAAAGTCCTTCACCTTCAGTGCGGTTTTCGCCGCGCCGTAGGCATCCAGTTTGGCCTGCCAAGCTTTCTGCTGCTCTTTCTGAGCGGCTTCGGCTTGGGCGGCAGCTTGATCGGCTTCCCGTTTCCGGTCGTACCAAGCTGTCAGTGCTTGCTCGAACTTCTCAGTGTCGTAGTCGTGGTCTTCGAGAGTGGGTTTCTTGCCCAGGGCTGCCGGCTTGGTCTCAGCGGCCTTGGTTGCATTCAACTTCTCTTCCAGCTCACGGATGCGACGCTTGTCCTCGCGGTTGGTCTTGCGCAGTTCACGAACCCATTCAGGCGCATGAGCCTCTTCCTCGGTGGGCGGCGCTTCCTCACCAATGGTCACGACCACGTCATCAGTTTCGGTGGCAGTTTCCTTGTCGCCTTCACCTTCGTTGTCATCGGACTGGGTTTCGTCTGTGGTCTGTTCACCACCTTCTTCGCCCTCGCCGTCCACAACCGTGGTTTCGTCTTCCAAGGTTACCACTTCGTCATCTGTCGCTGCTTGACCGTCTGCCTTTTTGTTCATTTCAATGACCCCATTCAAAACTCACCCATTAAAGCGGCTGGGTGGGAACCGCATAAACAAAGATCTTACAGTGGAATGCCGTTCTGTGATACAGTTTCGGCCTCTTGTGGTTGGACTTGGCCCAAACCACCGAACTTTTCAATGACCTCCATGGCCTGGCGCTGTTCTGACGAGTCCACTTCAGCCAAAGTCTTCATGGTCTTGGCCTTAGTTTCATCAGCCTGCGCCACCGTGAGGATGGTCTTGGCACGAGCCTGAGTGGCGTTGGCCGTCGCTTCATCGGCTGCTGCCTGCAGGTACTGGGTGTTCGGATCAGGCTGTTGGTTGGCCTGTTCTTCAGCCATGGTCTGCTGTTCTTCTTCTGTGGGCTTGACGACTCCCATGCGAAGCAGCTTCTTGCGGAAGTAGTCGCGCACCTCAGTGATGCCTTCGCCTTCCATGTTCATCATGGCCATGGCGCCCAGGACCTGCTTGGTCTCAGCGTCATCGGTCAAGGAGGCCATGCCAGTCAGAGCGCGGACCGTGGCAGCACGCTTGCTAGATGACGATGGTCCAACGTCCACATTGACGTCGAACTCGGCTTCGGACAGGTCGTTCTCGGTCTCAATCTCGCCCTTCTCGTTGACCATGGGCTTGGCCAGTTCGACTGACTGCATCTCGCCTTGTGGGCCAATGGACTTCATCTTGCGGCCTTCTTCAACTAACACGTCCTTGGCCATGCTCAACCAGATTTCACCTGAGCGCTTGACGGCCTTGCTCATGTTGCTCATGTAGATGAAGGTCTGCATGTCGAGCTTGTTCTGTACTAGCTCAACTGCCTTGCCACTGATGTTGGGCTGAAGCTCTTCACCTGCCTGCTGGTTGCCCAAGAGGTCTTGCATGTCCTGCTCTGTAATCTGCAGCAGAGCAGCCAAGGCCTGAGGGATCTGAGGCGGCTTGGTGTAGCCGATCGGACCCGAGATGGCTTGGTTGCCGTTGGCATCGGTGATAGGGTTGACCAACAAATAGGGGAAGTTCTTGATGTTGTCATCAGCCCACATCATCTGGTGGCCAGCAACCTGCTCAGGCGTCAGGATCGGCTTCTCAACCGAAGACAAGGCGCTGATTTCACCGAGCTTCGACAGCTGCATGTTCTTCAGGCGCTGAGCGTCCTTGGCCAAGCGGACATGACCCATGCAGCGTTCCACGTTGTCAACGAACCAGCGCTTACCGTACATGGGCACGATGGGAATGCACTTGCCAGCGATGAAGCCGCAGTCCTCAAGGATCTTGGCGCCTGACAGGATGTACTTGCGGACACGGCGGCGCTTGATGTTTTTCTGACGCACCTCGCGGCTGCCAACGGCAAGCAGTCGTTCTTCCAAGGTCTCATCAGCCTCGAAGTCGGCGTCCTTGTAGCGTTCTTCCTCACCGTCAATGGTCTCCCAGACGTAGACGGTCTCACGGGTTTCTTCGACACGGTAGTACTCGGCCACGAAGACGACGTCAGGTGTCAACCAGTCGAACTCGTACTGGTGGACTTCCTTCGGCCACGAGGCAGGATCATCGCCCCACTCATCCTTGTAGGCTTGGCGCGTCATGGACGTGATGACAAAGCAGCGTTTGGCGTCGGCCTTGTCTTGGCGCTTGGCGTTCAGGTCGAAGAACACAGACGAGTCAGCATCGAAGATCGGCTCAATGCGGATCCGCTGCTTCTCGTCTTCCTCATCCTCTTCATTCTCGTACACGGTGCGCAGACGCCAAGCCCCAAAGCCACCGGCCACACCTTCCTCGAAGGCGTTGTCGTAAGCTTCTTCAGCTCCGCTGTCCTGTTCATCGGCTCGGTACAGACCGTCACACGTGTCAGCCAGCTTGTCGTACTCCTTGCCTTCCTTGCTCACGAAGTCGACGGTGATGCGGTTGTTGCGATACTCGTTGATGATGCGGATGACAGCCAAGTGGATCTTGTTGACCTCGAACTTGGGCTTGTTCTCAAACTGCTCGCCCAATGGACCTTCCCACTGTGCACCTGCAATCGAATAGAAGCGCCGGTCTTGGAGGCACTGCAGTCGCTCGTCGCGCAGGGCAGATTGGATGTTGTCAAACTCGGCGAGCGCCTCCTGGTGGATGGCAGCAAGTCGTTGCTCTTTGGTTGGTCGGGCCATGGTAGTTCCTTAACGGTTGAAATGATTGATGGACGCGATCGGCTCGACCTTGACGTCCTTCTTGAAGTTGATCGGCCATTCGTAGTCGACGCAGTAGCCGACGGCGGTGGTGATGTGCTGGTACTCGCTATCTTCCTCGAGGAAGGTGCTGCCTTTCTTGATCTGCACGGTGGCAAAGCCTTTGTGAACGTACTTGGCCTTCTCGATATTCACGAACAGACTGACCTCGCCCTTGGCGTTCTTGATCTTGGCTCGCACAGCGTTCTGCCGATCCTTGATGGCTGGTGCCGCGTTCTTCACCTTGCGAGTCACGGTCCAGTTGTTGGCGCGCAGCACCTGCTCCATCTCGGTGTAGTCAGAGGCGTGTCCATGCTTCTCACCAGCCCGACCTGCTGGGTCACCATAGATGATCACGCTTCGGTTCTGGTGGTTCTTGAACTTCTCCACGAACTCAAGTGCTGACTGCCTGGCCACTGCGGACTGGAGGACAATCTCGTCAAGGATGTAGAAGTCATTGCCACGACGGACTCCAACGCCTGAGCTCATGGGCGTGAAGTTGAAGTCATGGTGCCACATCAGCTGCTCATTGGGCTTGACGACCTCGTTCGTGTAGTTGTCTGGGCTGTAGTCCTCATACACGCGACCTGATGCGGTCTCAAAGCTGGCCTCGTACTCTTGCCGGTACTGGCGGGGCGACATGCGGCGCTTGGCTGCATCGATCACATCCTTGGGCAGAATGTCTGCCGACTTCCATGTGTACAACTTCCAATCAGGGTCGCCACCAGTCCGAGCATACTCAGCCATCTCGAAGTAGTGGTTCAAGCCGTCAGGGACCCCAATCAGCCAGCACCATGGACGGTAGTCAGGCTTCAGCGGGTTGAACGTGTCAAGGGCTGGGCTGATGTTCTCCTGCCACGCACCTTCACGCACGTCGGCAATCTCATCGATGACGCCTCCAATCCAGAGCACGCCTTCCATGCGCTGAGGTTGATCGAGACCGATGAGGCTGATCGTGCTGCCGTTGGGCAGGCGGATCTGAAGCTCGGACTCGCTGACTGAGCGGTCGCCAAGAACTGATGTGAAGCAGAGACGCTTGAGGTCGGCCCAGTAGATCCGCTTGACTTGGTCCCGAGTAGGAGCAGCAACAAAGTAGGGACCGGGTTCTCTCATGGCCTCACGCACCACAAAGCGCTTGGCCCTTTCAGTCTTGCCTGAGCGCCGACCAGCAGGAACCACCTTGAACCGCACCTTGTCATTGACCAAGGCGGTTTGAACGGAGTGCTCAGTCAGTGGGTACCAGCGCTCCATGTCCTTCTGATGGGCGATGTCGATCATACTGGCAGCTTCTCCGCGATCGACTTGAGTGTCTCGGCCACAGCATCAGAGTTGCCGCTGACGGAGACGGTTTGCACAGCAAGGCGTGGTGCATAGTACGGGGAAGCAGCTTTTGCCGCATCGATGCGCGTGGGAAAGTCTGCGTAGACTTCTTCTTCCACAAGATCACGGCTTTTCTCATTGCCCTTGGCGTCATACTTGATGACCCAGCGCTTGTGCTTGATGCCTTCACCACGGCTGACCATCAGCAACCACTCATGTGGAAGCAATCCGGTTTCCATGGCGGCTTGTTTCGCTTTTGCGGTGACCTTGGACAATGCGCCTTTCGGCCGTCCAGCACCTGGTTGTCGTCCACCACCTGCCATTGTTCAACTCCACAAAGATTTGGAGATAGGAAATCTCGATGGTGTGGATCGTAAACCGTTTCACTGGTGGCGTAAACCGCTCTAACACATGTGGAAACCGTCGTACACCCTCTAAATGGGCGAACACTCGCTCTGATGGAGCGGCCTGTGTAGCGAATTGTGTAGCAACCTAAGTTGTTGATTTATAAGATAAACTACAGATACTACATCTACTATAGTCTCTATTTAACTAAAGAAGAAGAAGAAGAAGTATAGATAGAGAGAAGAGAGAATAGAGAATGGCGTAGCGTGTAGCGACCGCTTTGTTGTGTAGCAAAGCGCCAAGAGCCCAGTTATTCACCTAAGTGGTTGATCTATAACAGCTTTTCACCCTGACGGTAATCCATCGTTTACGGGTCGCTCGCTACAGATTACAATCTCGACTGTCCGCCTCGCTGTGTCGTGTCTCCTTCGGTTGCCCATAACCTTGGTCCGCGTCGATCGCCCTCAGCAAGTGATGTAGCGAGGCGGACACCTTTTCGTGTGGCTGAGCACACGGTTGGCCGATGCTGAGGCGGCTATGATCGACGAATTGAGGACCGAAACAAGATGGCAACAACTAAGAAGAAGGCAGCACCAGCTGCCGACCACAAAGCACTTTCTCTAGGGGAAACCAAACTCAAGTCCAGCGGGCTCACGCTCGAGGACGCCAAGCTGCTTAGTATGCACTGCTTGGGCCAGCAACAGACTGCGGCTCAGCACCAAGCATTCAAGCAGCTTTGTAGTTTGCGCATCGATTACTTAGGGCCTGACGGCAAGCCGATCGGCGACTGGCCAGGTTCCAAACCGTTCTACCGCATCAGGTACCTTGAGACTCCGACTGACTTCGCCAGCATGACTGACAAGAAGCCGGTCAGATACGTGCAAGAACCCAACACGGCACCAGTTGCCTACTATCCAGCCAACCAGGACTGGACTGCGCTGCTCCAAGACACCGACCAGCCGTTGATTCTGACCGAGGGCGAGCTCAAAGCCGCCAAAGCCTGCAAGGAAGGTTTCCCTACAATTGGGCTCGGCGGCGTGTACAACTGGCGCAGCCACAAGCTGGGACTCGATTGGCTCCCCAGTCTGGACCTGGTCAAATGGGCCAAGCGCAACGTCTACATCTGCTTCGACAGCGACTACAAAACCAACCCTATGGTGTGCGCTGCCTTAAGGGAGCTTGGTGAAGAGCTCCATCGCCGCGGGTGCTTCGTCCATCTCGTCTCACTGCCTCAGCTGCCTGGCCTTGAGAAGGTGGGCCTTGACGACTTCTTGGTCCATGCCGGTCCCTCAGCCGTTTCGATGTTCCGTGGCTTGCTCACTGAAGCCGAGCCGCTGGGCCTGACCGCTCCGCTTTGGGGACTCAATGAGAAGTACGTCTATGTGCAGGACCCTGGCCTCATCGTCGACCAAGACACTCGGTTCAAGGCGTCTCCGTCTGCCTTCAAGGAACATCTACAGGCTCCTCTGAACTACCACGAGCGCAGCCTCAAGCAAGACGGCTCAGTCTCCTTCAAGGCGGTCTCAGCAGCAGCAGCCTGGCTCAAGTGGCCCTTGCGCACCGAGGTCACGAAGATCACGTACAAGCCGGGTGATGGCCGCTTCATTGCTGAGCCTCGGCCTATGTTCAACATCTGGCCGGGTTGGGGTGTCGAGCCGGTCGAGGACGATGTCACGCCGTTCCTTGAGCTGGTTGCACACATCTTCAAGGGGTCCGAGCCTGAGGCCATGAACTGGTTCCTCAACTGGTGTGCCTACCCGCTGCAGCACCCGGGCACGAAGCTGTTCAGCTCAGCGGTCCTGCACGGCATCCGCCACGGCACAGGTAAGTCGCTGATCGGCTACACGTTGGGCAGGATCTACGGGCAGAACTTCACTGAGATCAGCCAGATGGACTTGCACAACAGCTTCAACGAATGGGCTGAGGGCAAGCAGTTCGTCATGGGCGACGATGTGACAGGATCAAACAAGCGGGCCGATGCTGACTTCTTGAAGAAGCTCATCACGCAGCGGGAACTCCGAGTCAATGGCAAGTACGTGCCGACCTACGTGGTGCCTGACTGTATCAACTACTTCTTCACTGCCAACCATCCCGACTCGTTCTTCCTTGAAGACGATGACCGCCGCTTCTTCATCCACGAGGTGCAGGTCGGTCCCATGGACGAGGAGTTCTACATGAACTACGACCTGTGGCTGGACACGGGTGGCAGCAAGGCAGTCTTCCACTACCTGCTGAACCGCGACACTGGCGACTTCAACCCAGCAGCTCCTGCCTTCAAGACAGCAGCCAAGGAGCGCATGATTGCCAACGTGCAGAGCGACCTGGCCGGTTGGGTGCGTCAGCTGCTGGCCACGCCGAACCACGTTCTCAAGGTGGGCGAGATTGTGGTTGACAAGGACCTGTTCACGTCGAAGGAGCTGCTGCAGTTCTACGATCCTTCGGGCAAGACCGGGACCACGGCCAACGGGCTTGGTCGCGAGCTGGCACGGGCCGGAGTCCGTCAGATTTGTGGCGGCAAGCCGATCCGCTTGGCCGACGGTGGGCAAGGTCGCTTGTACGCGTTGCGCAACATCGAGTTCTGGATGACCGAAGCCGCTCCGCAAGCTGCTGTGAAGCACTTGGAAGACTGGTCGAAGAAACAATCTGGCGCAAAAGCCGCAAAATATTGAAACCACATGTTTACAGCTGCGGCGACGCAGATTAGAATCGCAACTGCTGAGGGAATTCTCCCAACGCGTTATCAACCACTTGAAGGAGTTCACCATGAATGCAAAAGAGATCAAGGCCGCATTGGCCGACGAAGGCGTGCAAGCTGCTATTGAGAAGCAAGTCGCTGCCGCTGTGAAGGCCGAGACCAAGCGTGTCCTGGCTGTGGTCAAGGAAGCCGAGCTGCCTGAAGACAAGGCTGCTGCCAAGGCCACCAAGGAAGTACTGAAAGCCATCACGACCGGCATCAAGGAAGTTGCTTAAACCAGCTGTCCAATCGGATAGGAGGCTTCGGTCTCCTTTCTTTTCACCTCAATGTAAGTAAGGAGTTTCACATGCGTTGCTACCTCGTCACTGGCCCTGGTGCCAAGCGCTATGCCGCCACGAATGCCGATGCTCGCGCCACCCGCGACGCGTTGGTTGAGCAGCTCGAATGCAAGAAGAAGGACGTCGAGATTGAGCAGACCGACATCCCAGTCGCCAAGGCTGATCTGCTCGAGTTCATCAACACCTTGTGCGCCGAAACCGACGCGAAGGACGCGGAAGAATGAGCCAAGTCCGTCTGATCGCATTCACCCAGCCGATTGAGCTGGAAGGTGTTCAGACGGGCGAGGAGCTGGTGGCCTACTGTGCACGGGTCTCGAACCCTGCCAACCAGGCCAACCACGAAACGGCTCCTCGTCTGCTCAACTACCTGGTCCGCAACCACCACTGGTCTCCCTTCGAGATGGCCCATGCCGTCATCGAGATTCAGACGACCCGCGACATCGCCCGGCAGATTCTCCGCCATCGGTCCTTCAGCTTCCAAGAGTTCAGCCAGCGCTACGCTGCTGTGGTCGACGATGCTGTGATCCGTGAGGCTCGGTTGCAGGACACCACGAACCGCCAGAACAGCTTGGCCATTGAGGACGATGACCTGCGCAAGTGGTGGGCATACAAGCAAGAGGAGATTGCCCATGCCACCAGTGAAGCGTACAAGTCTGCCCTCAAGATGGGTATCGCCAAGGAGGTTGCTCGTGCAGTTCTGCCTGAAGGCCTGACACCATCACGTCTCTACATGTCCGGCTCAGTTCGCAGCTGGATCCACTACATCCAACTCCGTGCCGGCAACGGTACCCAGAAAGAGCATCGCGAGATTGCAGTCATGTGCAAGCTGGCTCTGCTCCACGTCATGCCCTCAATCAAGGAGATTCTCGATGCAACGCAAGACCACTAAGCCGGCTCCTGCCAAGGACATGGTCAACCACCCGCCTCACTACGCCGAGACCGACAACGGAGTCGAGTGCATCGATGCCATCCGTGCCGCCCTGGGCAAGGAGCAGTTCATCGGCTTCCTGCGCGGCCAAGTCATCAAGTACCAGTGGCGCTTGGGCAAGAAGGACAGCTCGGTACAGGACAACAAGAAGGCCATCTGGTACGCCACCAAACTTGATGAGGTGCTCAATGAAGCGTAGTCGTTACCTCTACACCTGGGTCGACTGGGTCAAGGAGATTCTTGGCTGGGGTCTTGGTCTGACCGCTGGGTTCATCCTGCTGCCAGTCCTGGGCTTCATCCTGAAGCTCCTCTGGGTCTTCTTTATGATCGGTTGGGACTTGATCAAATGAGCAAAGCTTTCGCGACTCTGGGTCTTCCTGAT